AATTGCGGAAGCGATGACCAAATCGCAGACAATAAAAAACCCCGTAGACGCTAATCTACGGGGTTTCTAAGAGTGGAGGCCGAGGTCGGAATCGAACCGGCGTAGGCGGATTTGCAATCCGCTAAAAAAGCCATAAAAATCATATGCTTACAATATATTAAATTCCGCAGATGACAGATATTCAAGTGGCAGATACTCAACAAAAACAAGCTGAGCGTTGTGGGTTGCGGAACTGAATTTCTTACTCGCCCGCCCCTGTGCGACGCTATCATTGTGCTACCATCGAATCTTGCCTACCTTGGAGCGCTTCACAAATGGAAAACGTACATAAAGTATCTTTGGAATATGAGGTTGACGGAGTGTCCATGACTGTCGACACCTGGCATTCCCTGAAAGAAGTTCGAGGCACCCAAATTTTCGACGACATTGAAAAACTGGTTACGAGACTCGTCGTTGATAATAAATATTTTCTGATTTACGACCCCAACCAGAACGGCGACGTCCAAAACCGCTGCGACAACACGCAACAGGTCGAAAAGCTATTTCACCCGACCACACCGGACGCATCCTAGCCACACTTCGATTGTGTAGGGAGATGAGGGCGGTTTTGACGGATAGGCCTTTAGTTACTGGCCCTACCACCCGCCCGTATCTGATTGCATAAATGCATCATTGGCGTTTGGATCGCATAGATTGGCGTACGGTTTGCCCCATTTTTTGCTCCACGAGTACCGCTAGTGCTCATCCTAACCGTCGCCCCGATGATGGATTGGACTGACTATTGACGACCAGCCCATGGGGCTATGGTCTTTTCAAATTCTGTAACTGGTTCTGTAGCAAATAGTAAGCAATCAGACCGGCTTTTATTTCTAAAAAAAAGCCTGGCTTATGCCAGGCTTTTTTCTGATGCGTCTCAACGATTGCTATCAGGCGTTCTCTTCACCTGCTCCCATCCGTTACCTGCCTTGGTAGTAGGAGGCAGGGGTTTGTTATCGGCGACGGTAGCAAAGTTATCTTGCTTACCTCCCCGTGGCCCCACTTCTTGAAAAATACCACCACTTTTTCCAGTGTTTTGCCCTGGTTTGAGACTCATAGCCAAATACCCCATATGTAGCGATCAAAAACGACCGCAGACACAACATATGGTATCCATCTCGTGAATTCAACACAAAAAAGTCAAAAAAACGACCACTCCTCAAAAAAATTCTAGAGCTGGCATTTTTTTGACATTACCGTTTTTTGTGCTAAGTGCTATCCACACGCCGATTGTGTAGGAGTATGAAGTGGGCCTTGGGGAATAATCCAATGATTGCGCCCCCTGACGCCTGCCCCCCCCCCGCTTGCGTAAATGCATAATGGGCATTAGATGGCATAGATTGGCGCATGGTTTGCCCCATTTTTGCCCCATCGGTCCCGCTCGGACCAGCATATACCTCGCTCCGATGATGGATTGGATGGAGCCATCCCTTAACACCCGAAATCAAAGGCATAACCGCTATAACCCTATCGCGGCAAGCAAATTGAAATCACTGCCTCACAAGGGCCCTACCGGTACTATGCTTGTACTTTTTCTCGGAAGGAGCCGACGCCATGCATCGTAATTATTCGCTGTCCGATGTACTTGAGAGGATGTACACCAACCAGTTGGCCTTGGAAGCAGCCTTAATGGAGCTGACACTGCACCTTGAACAGCAAGGCTCGTCAGAGGTCGGTACTAACGTTCGTGGCGCGCTTGACACGATTGGTGAGAACGCTGGATACATCAAGCAGGGATTGGCTAAGCTCAAAGGTCCGAGTGTCGGCCAAGACTAAACATTTTAAGGGTCGCGCTGGCAATCCTAAGGTGGCAGTTAAAAGACGTTGGCAGAGAGTACTCAGCCATAGGATGCAACAAAAAATTTCTGACACGATTAGGAGTATCTTATGAGCAATCTTGAACACCCGCCTAAGCTATTTATTTCCTATAGCTGGTCTTCCCACGACCACCAGCAGTGGGTGATGACATTAGCAAGCGAGCTTAGAGAATCGGGTGTTAATGTGATACTTGACAAGTGGGACCTCAAAGAAGGGCACGACTCCATAGCTTTTATGGAATCAATGGTGACCGATGAAAGTGTCACAAAAGTCATTATAGTTTCAGATAAGACATACGCAACCAAAGCCGATGGCCGTGCTGGCGGGGTAGGTACAGAAAGTCAAATAATTTCAAGCAAAGTATATGAAAATTCAAAGCAAGAAAAATTTGTAGCTGTAGTTCCCGAGAAAGAAGATGGCAAAGCTTGGCTACCTACTTTCTATGGAAAACGCATATATATCGATCTCAGCGAAACTGAAAACTACGCACAAAATTTCGAACAGTTGCTCCGATGGATTTTTGATCAACCTTTATACTTGAAGCCTGAAATAGGTAGGCGCCCAGCCTTTTTGACTGATTCATCTGCTGTCTCACTAGGCACAGGGGCTATACACCGACGTGCTCTGGATGCATTAAAGCAAGGCAAACCTTTCGCTGCTGGAGCAGTTGATGAATACTTCCAGGCAGTATCTGAAGGTTTCGAAAAGTTAAGGATTCAAAAAAAACCGACGGTAGAATATGACGAACAGGTCCTTGAAAATATTGAAGCTTTTCTTCCACATCGAAATGAAATCATTCAGATTTTAATTACAATTGCGCAGTATAACCCCTTATCCGACCTCAATTTGAAAACCCACCGATTCCTAGAGTCATTATTACCTTACCTGGATCGACCCCAGCACTTGATGCATTACCAAGAAACTGATTTCGACAACTTCAGATTTATAGTTCACGAGCTTTTTCTATATGCAGTGGCGATATCGTTAAAGAACGAACGATTTGACACAGCGCAAACGCTCCTTTCCACCCCTTATTACGCTCCTGAAAAAAACCCTTATGGGCAAGGATGTGCTTTTGGATATTCAGCATTCCGAGAATACGCTAAAATATTCGACCATCGAAACCAACGGTTAAGTCTAGGCAGACTTTCACTGACAGCTGACTTATTGAAAGACCGGTCAAAAACTTCCGGAGTGGATTTTAACCAGCTTATGCAGGCTGATTTCGTACTATTCCTGAGGGGCACGCAAAGTGGGGAGCGCTGGTTTCCGGAAACGTTAATATACGCAAGCCACTCATATACAGCTTTCGAAATTTTCGCGAGATCGATATCTCAAAAATATTTTGACTCTATCAAGCCGCTTATTAGAGTAGCTGATAAACGAGAATTTTGGGAATTGCTATCGAACTACAAAGGTCCACAATCGCAGTTACCACGATGGCAATATGATACCTTTAACCCTGAATTATTAAGTGGATATGAAATGCTCTGCACACGTGGCTAGAGTTGAGTCGCCTAAAATTTTGTAGGCACATTTATGACGTGCTACCGGCCAACTCCGCCCCCGTGAAAGGCAGACCTGGGTCGGCAGCACTCGTTACTTACAAGTTATCGACCAAAGTTGGTCAAGCCGAGTAGTAAAGCTCTGACTCATCATCTCACGCCGCATGCCCCATTCTGGGTTTGCAGGCACACTGGCCGAACGCAATGTCCCCCTTCCCCACCGGCTATTGATCTGGTCCAACACCGTCATAACCCGAGTCGCCTCTGCCGGCTGTGACGTAGCAAACAAATCATCGGTGTACTCGCCTTGCTGGCAGAGGTTGAGCAACATCACCTCTGCCTTGCTGTACTTGAATCCTGGTCGAAATATCCGATCAAGCACACTCACTGCAGCTTGAGTAAGCAGCCGGACGTCATCGGTGGGATACGGCATTTCTACCACAACCCCGTTGGCATACTTCGCCTCTTCCGGGTTGAACATGCCAGTGCGGATGCACACGCGCACCTTCTTGCACAGCGAGTTCTGGGCTCGCAGCTTCTCAGAAGCACGCATCATGTAGGTGGCCACTGCTTCTTTGATTGGCGATAGCTCCGTCAGTCTCTTGCCGAACATGCGGCTGCAGCAGATCTCCTGCTTGGGCGGATCCGGCTCATCCAGTTCCAGGCAAGGCGTGCCGCCCAACTCTCTGGACGTCTTCTCGATCACAATGCTGAACTTCTTACGGAGAGTCCACGGATCGGCCTTTGCCAAGTCCATAGCCGACTTGATACCCATGGCATCAAGATGGAGTTTCATCTTGCGGCCAACGCCCCACACTTCCGCAACGTCAGTATTGCGCAATACCCAATCACGCTTAACCGGATCGGTGATGTTTACCACCCCACCAGTTTCGGACTGCAGGCGCTTAGCGGTATGGTTTGCCAGCTTCGCCAAGGTTTTTGTGTGAGCAATACCAACACCGACCGGGATACCGGTGCAGCGAAGCACCTGGGCGCGAATCTGCCGGCCCAAGGCATCCAGCCCACCAATACCGGTCAGGTCGGCGAACGCCTCATCAATGCTGTACACCTCAACTGCCGGCACCATCGCTTCGATCAGGCTCATCACGCGTTCGCTCATGTCGCCGTACAGCGCATAGTTGGAGGAGAACGGGACAATGCCGTGCTGCTTGAGCTTGTGCTTGATCTGGAAATATGGTTCGCCCATCTTGATGAAGGGCTTGGCGTCGTAGCTGCGGGCGATGACACAGCCGTCATTATTGCTCAGCACCACGATGGGCACCTTCGCCAGGTCAGGCCGGAATACCCGCTCGCAACTGGCATAGAAGCTGTTGCAGTCGATCAGTGCGAAGGTTGGGTGCTGCTTAGACATGGCTGCGCACTGTGCTGGTGATCACACCCCAGATCGACAGTTCGTCGCCTTCGAGAACGTAGCGCGCCGGGAACTTGGGGTTTTCGGAAAGCAAGACGACCTCCGGGCCGCGCTTACACAAGCGCTTGCAGACTGGCTCATTATTCAGCAGTGCCACCACCACGTGCCCGTGGGCCGGCTCGATGGCACGGTCCACCACAGCCAAGTCACCATCGAAGATCCCGACGCCCTGCATGCTCTCACCAGTGATTGCCACTAGGTACACATGAGGCGCACGGATGTTCAGGACTTCATCCAATGAGATGTGCTGCTCAATGTGATCCGCTGCCGGCGATGGAAATCCGGCCGGGACCTGAAACGAACACAACGGCAACTTCGCGCCGACCTCAGCGATGGGACCTAAAATGGTGAAGCTCATGATGCGGCCTTTTACATTTACTGTATGAACGTACAGTTAACTTTGTAGGACGCTTGCGGTCAATTTTTCTGTAGGGGATTTCGACAAGTGGAGAGGTGCGTATGTGTGGACGATTCGTGCAGTACGAAGGAATGGCAATCTTCATTGAAGAACTGAGTCCGCAGATAGAGCTGTTCAGCGGGTATGACGCTCAGCCTATTGATCGCTACAACATCGCACCGTCAACGCGGGTACAGGTACTACACACAACTGAGGATGGGCTGCATATCGATGCAGTCAAATGGGGATGGGCGCCGTTTTGGGCGAAGGGTAAACGCCCGGATCCGATCAACGCCCGGGTAGAGACGGTCACCACGGGGAAATTCTTCAAACAGCTCTGGCCGAACGGCCGGGCCATTGTGCCCAGTGAAGGCTGGTATGAATGGGTGAAAGACCCGGACGACCCGAAGAAGAAGCAGCCCTACTTCATCCGACTGAAGAGCCGGCGTCCGATGTTCTTCGGGGCGCTCGCCGAGGTCAATCCTGGGATGGAGCCTCATGAGGGAGATGGGTTTGTCATTATCACCGCCGCAAGCGATCTGGGCATGATCGACATCCATGACCGGCGCCCCCTGGTACTAACTCCAGAGCATGCCAACGAGTGGCTTGACCCCGGTATAACGCCGTCAAGAGCAGAAGAAATTGCAAGACAACTGTGCCAACCAACAGAAGAATTTGAGTGGTTCCCGGTAAGTAAGGCAGTGGGCAATGTGAGAAATCAAGGGCCAGATTTAATCAACCCTGCCACAGGATAACCTAATTAGTAATCGACTCTTTTAGTGCTGCGTAGTGCTTATCTATTTCATTCAAGTGCAACAGCACATTATTTTTCAAAACAGAATTAATTATAGAGAGATATTTCTGTCGCTCTACTAAATCGCCATCGAGGCTAGCTAGCTGATCGGAAACGCCGGGCAATAATGATGGAGCCATTAGCAGTTTGTCTGTCGCATCCGCCAAGAACACAAGCTGATTGCCGATACCCAGTATCGCTAACACTTGCTGGCCCGAAGCCAATTCATGCACAGGGGCGCCCTGGAGAGCCCTAACCAATCCGGCGTTAACATCTCTGTGGTACACCCCATACAGACTTAAGTTACTGCCTGGATCGACACTAATAAGATTAATAGCAACACGAATTTTGCCAGCATATTCATAAGCCGCCTCAGCCACTGATAGGATAGTTTTCTGTTTTTGCAACCCCGCGTGCGCAATTGAAGTCCTGGACACTCGAATGGCGATATATAGCGCCACAATTGAACCTACCGCCTGTACCCATGCGGGAGCGCTATCACTTGAAATAAATTTTAAGACTGAATTCCATATCACTAGCCATTCAGCTGCCATCTCATATCTCCATATCGTCATAGGTAACCTGCGGTCATAATACTCAGAACCGCAGGCTTGTTCGCATCAGAATAATCTACCCAGTTGTGCAGGGGTCCAGTTCATTATCACCAACTCGCCACTGACCTCTGCTTTCTGCTGCCGCTGATTTGTATTGCAATACCGGATATCGACAGTTTCAAAATGAAACCCCTCAAACACACGCCGAATATCCGGATGGTCATTGATGCTTACCATTACCTTACCTTTGCAGCGCCGCATGAAATCGGCCATCCGCTCGTAGTTTTCAAAGGGGAAGTCAACGCCATATCCGGTGGTCTGCCAGTAAGGCGGGTCCATATAGTGAAAGGTATGGGCACGGTCGTAACGCTCGGCACAGTCTAACCAAGGCAAGTTCTCAACGTAGGTGCCGGACAGACGCTGCCAAGCGGTGGAGAGATTTTCCTCGATCCGCAGTAGGTTGATCGCCGGGCCGGTGGTCGCGGTACCAAACGTTTGTCCGGTCACCTTGCCGGCAAAGGCATGATGCTGCAGGTAGAAGAACCGGGCGGCGCGCTGGATGTCGGTGAGGGTTTCAGGGCGGGTCATCTTCTGCCATTCGAATACCTGGCGAGAGCTCAGCGCCCATTTGAACTGGCGCACGAATTCTTCCAGGTGGTTCTGCACCACGCGGTACAGCGTCACCAGGTCGCCGTTGATGTCGTTGAGAACTTCAACTGGCGCGGCCTGGGGGCGCATGAAGTAGAGCGCGGCTCCACCGGCAAAGACTTCGACGTAGCATTCGTGAGGCGGGAAGAGCGGGATAAGGCGGTCAGCCAGGCGGCGTTTGCCGCCCATCCAAGGGATGATGGGTGTGGACATATAAAAGCAAGACCTTTGCTGTATGAATAAACAGTGCTAGGCTCGCTCCGCTTTGTGCACGAAGCGGGAGCCTTGGCTGGACTTGCAGGGGCAATCTGCGGGGAAGGTGGCCGGGCTGGATGTTGACGCATCCGACCCGGCCGCTCCTTTATTTCGGTGTAGAGACTTCTTTTGCGTAGGCCTGACAGGCCCGCAGGGCGATCAATCCTTGGTCGCCGGCATCGGTGAGCCCGATAATTCGTTGAGCATGCGCTGGGTCAAGTTGGGCTCGACGGGTTGCATGAACCACGCCGACGGCGCCGGGGGTTGCGGGCATGTTGCAGCCACTGGCTGAATCCGTGGCGTCGAGAAGGACTGACAGCCGCACATCAGCAGTAGCAAGGCGGTCACGCAGTAGAGCCTGGTTGCGCTGGGCATCGGATAATTCCTTGGTGTGTTGTTGGTCTAAGGCGGCCAGTTGCTGCTCGGTGGCCAGCCGCTTGTCTTGCTCGGTACGGGCCTGAGCTGCGGCGGCATTGCCGATCGCGGTCAGGTCCGTCTCGAACTGGGCGCCCTGCTCTGCCACAACCCTGCCGAGGCGCCAGTCCTGCACCTGCCAAGCAGCGCCGAAGCTCGTGGCCATAGCCACCAGGATCAGCACCACCAGGCCGGCCAGCTTCTGCACGGGCGTCATGCCAGCACCCGCAATGCCATCTGATACAGCGCCAGGCGATCAGCCGCACCATTCGGGATCTTGCCCTTGCTGCCCGTGTTGATGAGGCTCCCGATGTTCTGGATGTCGCCGGCGTCGGCCAACGTGTTCAGCCCGTTTACGGACCAATACCAGGCCGCCGACAGCGCTGCGTATTGCGGCTGCTCCAGCAGCTCGGGGTGATTGATCAGGTCGACGCCCAGGGCTTCACCGCACGCACGATGGTTGTCCTTGCCAGTAATCTGAATCAGGCCGCGCCCTCGGTAGATATAGCCCTCGCCTGACGCCTCAGGGCCATTGCCCATACGGTCGCCATAGACGGCATTCCCCATACGTGCCGAACTGCCCGCCAGCTCGGCGGCACGCGGCACCAGGGATCGCCAGCGGGAACCCGGGCTAGCAGCATTACCCAAGGCTATGATTCGGTCCGCTCTGTAGTTCAGGCTCTCGACCAGGCGCGTCAAATGGCCGGATTCATGCCCGACTTGGGCGATGAACGCCGCGATTCGCTTGGGCGTGACGATGCCGTACTTGCTCATTGCAGTATTCAAGACACCGACAAAAAGCCCAGCTTGACAGCCAGCGTTCGGGAGGATCAACAGCAACTGCTGCAGGGTGATAGACATGTTTTCTCCAGGCAAAAAAAAGCCGCCAAACGGCGGCGGTTTCTAGTTAAACGGGGGTTTCAATGAGTCACGTCAAAGCTGTAGAACCTTGACCTCCTTGTTTTTTTTCGCCTTCTTGGCCTTGGCCTTGGCCTTACCCTTTTTGCCGCCATTGCACTCGACGGTGGTCGACCAGCCTGCTTGGGTGAATACCTGCTCAACCGAGTCGACCAGGTACTCGCCATCAATGCCGACCTTGAAGCCCGAGGCGTTTACCGACCGCTCGGCAAACAGATCGGTACGCCCAGGCATTTCAAGACGAACGCCTGCAGAAGATCGATTGAACGCGGTCAGCCGGGCCTTAGCGGCCTGGGCCGCTGCGGTCTTATTGGGGTAGATATGACGGTCTGTATGCACCGCCGGCAGCCCGTCGGGCGCATCCGTGTTGTCCAGGCTGATCAGCTTCAGCTCACCGCTTTTCTTGTCCTGGTGCTTGGTGGCCACCACCTTGTGCGTGTTGCGATCGCCTAAGCGGAACTGCCACCGACTGACATCGGCAGGCGTGATGGTGACGGCGCCCAAGGCCTTGCCGCTTGCACTGGTGCCGCTGTCGCGGGTCATGACAATCAGCTTCCCATCGGCCACCTTGGCCGTGCAGTCGTGCTGCTTGGCAATGCGGGTGATGAAGTTGAAATCAGACTCGCTGAGCTGGTCAGCCCGGGGCACGTTCGTGGAGACGTTGCACACCGGCGTCCAGCCGTTGCGTGCAGCCACGTCGGCAACGATCTTGGACAGTGGCACATCTTCCCAGCTACCGCTGCGCACCGTCTTCCCGGTACCGCGCATGTCGCCGGCCTTGCCGCGCACGACGATGGTGTTAGGCGGGCCGGATATCTCGACCTCATCCACCATGTAACGGCCCAGCCGCACCATGGACATTTCGGCATAGCCCAGATAGATCTCAATGCCGGCGCCGCGCTTGGGCAGTGCCACGGCGCTGTCGCGGTCATCAATGCGCAGCTCGAAGTCGTCAGACTCCATGCCGGGCTTGTCAGTCGTTTTCAGCAATAACAGACGGTCATTGATCAGCGCAGTAATGTCTTTACCGTCTGCAACGACGCGAAAGCGAGGGGTCATGGTTCACCCAGTTACCCCGCCAACGCGGGGGAATGTTGACGGCCGTTACACATAACGGAAGAAAAGGATAGCCAGGCTTGGCTAGTCCCAAAGCATCACAAGCTCTTCAGTGGGTGCCGGCATGTCCGGCAGGACAATCACCACACCAGCTCGGTACGGCTGAACCTCATCGGCCAGCCC